AGAAGCATTCCCAGGGCAAACTTCGGGTCGTTCCAGGCATATTGTGCAAACTGTAACTGCGGCACCGCCTGCGTGCTGTATGAGGGGGTGTATTTCTGCATTGCACTTGCCGTTAAATAGTCAGGCTGATTTTTTGCCATTTACGCTTCCTCCTTTACCCAGTTATCCGTACTTCCGCCTTTTGCTATAAAGCCATCGGCGTAATAGTTGTTGTCGCCGGATACCTGCAGATCGTATACTTTCCGTTCGCCGGAAAATACCATATTGATGATTTTGCCCCGGCCTTTGATATCCGTACCCAGTGTCAATTTACCGAATTCTACGAATCCGTCGTTTTCCGTCAATACCGGCTGTGTAAGCGTTGCACTTACATAGTAGGTATTCAGACCGTCCTTGCACACGAGGTTCCATACGTCGTTATAGTGTGGCTTCATCGTCTGCAGGACGGTTTCTTCTGTCTCTGTACCGTCTTCGTGCGGACAAATGACTTTGTCCCCTGCTTTTACATCTGTAATCGGGATTTCCTTGCCATCTGCCATGCGTACTTTCGTTTCCGGCGCAAAACAGAACAAAGCACTATTGCTGGCAAGGCCGGTGAGGATGCCGCCGAATAATCCGCCTCCGCTTGAACTCTGTTTCTGTGTCGTTGTCCCTTTTCCGCCGATAGCTGATAATGCCCCGGTCGTTGCCCCGTTGAGGCCCAACGATGCATTCCAGAGATTGAGTGCCGGTTGCTGTGCGCCTTCCTGTGCGGCCGCCGCTGTTGCAATCGGCTGTCCTGCGGCGTCGATATCCTGCCCGTAGATATTGGCCAGCTGAGACACCGTATTCTGCCAGTTCTGCGCCATAGCGTCGCTGGCACTGTCGCTGATGCCTTTAAGGCCGGTATCCATGACGGAACTGTTTACTACCCCACGGGAACCCATGTCCTGCAAGAGATTGCCCATGGAACCTTGAACGCCCTTCTTGATGCTGGCCTCCATCGCATCTTGATAGGGTGTCGGTATCTGACCTTGTGCCAGTCCTCTAAGGCCCTGCTGGCCCCACTGGATTTGAGACAGTGCGTCGTTCATGAGCGTGTTGTAGTCTACCTTCGTATCACCCAGAGAGTCATACAGAAGGTTCCCGGCTACGTTGTTCAGCTTTAATGCGTTCGGTTCTACCGCCTTCACATACTTCAACTGTTCCTGCATTAAAGCTTTTTCTTCTGCTGACGGTTTATACGTTGTTGTAGTAGAACCGCCACCGCCTTTCTTGCCCATCTAATCACTCCCTTTCATCTGCATTCTTCCACGGCTTATACTGCCGTCTGAGTTCGTTCGTTACAAAATAATTCACTGAGCCGTCTTTGAATACACATTTCGGCGTAATGACGACTTCCCTGCCCTGCCTGTCTGAGCAGATATACCGGTGCAGGCCGTCTTCCTTTACAAAATCCTGCTCTATCTTCCATCCCCAGTACCGGATATAGGCCTTTATCGGCAGGATACAGACGGTCATTATCCTATCGTAGCCGAACTGCATCGCAACGCATTCCAGTGCATCACGCCAGAACTTTGCATCATGGCATAAGCTCCAGCACAAAATAGTACGGTTCTTATCCATCGGTTTCCATTGGCAAAAGCCACGGTCCGGCAGATACCACAATGTAAATCCCGGCAGTGCCTGGAATTTATCCCCTGTCCGTTTTTCATACTCCTGTATCCATCCCAGTAATTCCCTTCGGTCCGTCATAATTCAGCCACCTCCAGATTGATATGGTCAACGGTGAAGCGATCATTTGATTTTACGGTAATGTCGAGACAGTCCGTAGAATGATTGCACCGGAACTTATTCCGTGAAGCCGTCGGTATCTCTACATCCAGACTGCCGTCTATGATTTCCGCTTTCCCTGCGTAATCGGCTGTGAACTTCGTATCCACGCTTTTTAATAACAGTTGTTCGGCTCCTATGACGGCCTTTGGCTTCAGGATGTAGTCTATCTTCAGCCCGTCGTCATCAAGGTACTGGCTGTCCCATGCGTATATCTTCCCGTTCCCGGCCGCCAGAATCATCGACGCCGTTTCGCATATCGCATCGACCGGGACAGCGAACCGTATCGTCGTAGCACTGCCCAGAAGGTAGTTATAGGCTACATAGTACCGGTGGTCACTGGTAGGCCGGATGAGTATCATGTTATGCCGTTGCAGGTGGTAGAACTGCGGTTCATACATCCCATCCGTCAATAATCCGTTAAATTTATCGCCGATATCAGCCGACTGGATATTTCCGTATTCCATGACTGCCGATAACGTCTTCAGGCCCCGGATAGACAGGAAAATAACCGAACTGCCGATATTGACCGCGCATCTAGTGCCTGCAATGTCGGTATTGTTCGCTATTTCCGTTACCTGCCAGTCTGTTGGCTCAGCGTCCCCGGTGAGCTGATATATCTTGCCATTCGACTTGATGAATACGATATCCGTCGCCAATGGCACGATGGCGGATATATCCCCACTGTCACCATATCCAACGTCTAACCACTGTTCTTTATCGGCCCTATTCGTATCTTCTGACCAGTCTGTACCATCGCCAACACCGGACAGATAGAAGCCGTCAGTACCGTCTTTCGATACCGCCAGCCGTGCGAACCGCTGGAACACGATATTACACGTCGGGCTGTCGGCTACGGCTGTCAGCTGTCCGTTCTGCGTGTAGTCGTAATACTGTAATTTCCCGCCGCTGGCAATCCATATCTTATCCATGAATTTGGCACACATGGGAATGTCTGAGCCTTCCAGGTCACCGATATAAGAAGGCGTCTGCCCAACGACATACCGGTATGCCTTGTACTGGTTCGTGAAGTACAGCAGTACGTTAGTATCTACGTCGTACCACATATCCCGGATGCTTTCATTTTCCGGCAGTGTATAGAGCGTCCCCAGACCGTTACGGCCTGTGAGACGCTTACTATCACGTGCGTAAATGAAATTCTGTGCTTCCTGCAGTTCCGTTGCATCTATCTGCTCCGGTGCCATGGATATGTTGACGCCGCCCACAAGACCCGTAAATGATATCGTTTGTGATTGATGCTTGTTTGCTCGTCTCATTTCAGCACTCCTATTTCACGATGCAGCCAACTAACAGGATGCCAGCCGCCGCGGCCCACATGTCACGCTGTCGTTTAACGACGGCTTGTTTGTGTTCCGCTG